CCGCTATGCTTTTCAAAGCACCGGCAAGATTAAGGCCGAGAGTAAGGAAGATATGAAAAAGCGCGGCATCGCCTCGCCCAACATCGCCGACGCTCTCTGCCTCACGATGGCTGGGGATGCGGTCATTGGCCTACACGGTTCAGCCGCTAATGGTAACTGGAATAAGCCGCTCAAGCGCGGGTTGAAAGGGATAGCATAATGGCGAGCTATACTGGTCTGAAGGACATGTTCGACGGGGGCGGCGCCGGTCAGTCTGGTGCCAAGTTCGAGGGTGGCGGCATTTTGTCGGCAATTGGTAACTCGGTCGCCCGCCCAGCTGGATCTCGCGATCGCGGTGAGCCTGACATGCGGACTGGTATTGGTGGCTTTGCTCGCGACGCCTTCAACGGCGGTGGCTGGGGTGCATCGGGTGAGACATTCCAAGGTGGGCCGTATGGCGGCCTAGTTGGAGCTGGGTTGAACGCTCTCGGCGTCCGTCCGATGGGCTATGAGGCCCGCGGTCAGCAGATGCTGCAGCAGGCTCTGGCTAACATCTACAGCACAGCGCCTCAGACGGCTCCTGCAGTGACGTCTTCGGCTCCGATGACCTCACCCCGCCCGCCGCGTCAGTTTATGGGTCCAGACATGCCCACGTCGATGCCTACAATGGCTCAAGGTGTTCAGTCTGAGTTGATGCCAGCCTCGCGTGCAATTTACGGTCAGAACATCCCGTTCGGTGGGTATGCCATGCCGATGACTTCGGTCCAGAGCGCGCCTGTCGTGTCTAACGTCCCTCCAGCCCCAACTGGGCCTGTGGTTGGCGTGCCTCCGCAGCACACATCGATGTGGAATAAACTATTTCCGAACGGACTTTACTAATGGCTGACACTGAGTTTCGATCCGCGATGCGCCGCTCCGAAAGCAGCGGCCGTCACAACATCCAGAACGAGCTTGGCTACATGGGGGCATATCAGTTTGGTGTGCCCCGCCTGCAGGACTACATGAACGCCACTGGCGAGCAGTTCAATGTTGGCCAGTTCCGCAACGACCCAGCCCTGCAGGATCGCGTTCAGTCGTGGCACGAGCAGGACATCCTCAATTACATGGGGCAAAACGGCATCCTAGACCTGATCGGTCAGGAAGTCGGCGGCGTCCCAATCAATCCGGCATCTCTGATTGCAATGGGGCACCTCGGCGGCAATTTCGGCACACGCAAGTTCATCGAGAGCGGAGGCCAGTATAACCCAGCCGACAAATACGGCACACATATCAGTGACTACGGCCAGAAGTTTTCTGGTATGAATATCTATGGGGTTGCGCCGACACGTTCGCCGCGGCCGATGGCACGACCGGAGAATTTCTAATGGCTAATCTTGGCATCCTTCGTCGCATTGTAGAGGACGCTGTTCCAGCTGTTCGCAGGGGAGTCGGCGATAATGGCGGGCCGTCTATGCTCAACATGGATGACATCTTGCGTTTGCGTTCTGAGCAGATGAACCTGAAACCGGCTCAGCGAATTATGCCAGATCCAAATTTGCCGCGAATGATCGACCAGAATTATGCTCGGCCAGCTCCATTTGTTGACTTGCCAGACTTGGGTGGGATGTATCCGCGCAATCCAGATCCAAGTGCGGCACTCCCACTTAACGATCGCGCTAGGGTTCTGGTTGATCGCAAGGACGAGATTGGGGCAGCCCTCGCCGATGCAATCCGCGCAAGCGGGCAGATGGAAAGCCCGACGCGATACTTCTATCACTCGGACGGACCTCTCTATCGCGCTGCTCGAGACGCTGGCTTGTCTGAAGATGAGGCTTTGACGTTTGTCCAAGATTTTGCATCTCGCGTGGCAGCAACTAGCCCTCGGACTGATGTAACCCAAAACGTGCGAAATGCGTCTCTGGCTATGGCTAAGGACGCTCAGGGCATCCCATTGCGTGAGATTGTAGGCTCTGGCAGCGGCGGCATTTCTGAGCATGGATACCCAATGATGACCGGCAAGGGTGGCATCCACGGGCAGCTGATTGATCAGGTTAATGAGGCTGGCGCAATCAATCCATACACCAACACTAAGCCGTCTATGTTTGCAGCCAACGTCGGCGGCAACCGCAGCGGGGCTACCGTTGACACGCACGCTATCCGCGGCATCCTCATGACGCTGAATGACATGGATGCAGGGTCTGTCCCATTGGACTTTATTGAGCCTGCCGCTCGGGAGGCATATCAAGCCAACCCGTCGTCTTTGGTTCCAAATATGATCCGAGACACTGTGGGCAAGCAGGTCGCGGATACCCCATCTGGTCGTATGAGTGTTCAGACCGAATACCCAGTTTTTGCTGACATCCTGCACTCTGCGGCAGACAATCTAGGCGTGTCTCCAGCTGAGGCACAGTCTATGGCGTGGTTCGGACTCGGCGATCGAACCAACCTTGGCAGTGAGTTTAAGACCCTGTCGGACGTAGTAGAGGATCGCATTAACGTCACTGCACAGGCAGCTGGCGTATCACCAGAGGTCATCCGTAACGCATTCTTCCGTCGGCAGATACCTCTCATGTCTGTCCCAGCTGCTGGCGTTATGGCTGCAGCGGCAGGCGATCAAAATCGGAGTGGCATGTAATGGCTAACTTGAATTTTAGGCAGGACATCGAGGACGCATACGGGCGTATGATCCAGCTCCCTCCGTCGCCAAGCGGGCAGATATATTACTCGACGACTAACAATCAGCCAGAGAACCGCTTTGGTGATGTTGGCGGTGAGATGGGGAATGAAAATTTAGCCGCAGCCGCATACCTGTTGGCAAATGCAGGCGGAGTGACATCACAGTATCTCCCAGACTACCTGCCGCAGCCTGTAGCTAACGCACTTGCATATGCTCCGGACGTCGCGCTGGCGGGCCTTGTCGGCGGTCTCGGAGCAATTGAAAAGGGCATTGGATATGGGTCTGAGCTAGTTGGCGGTGACACGGCATCTGAGCGCCGCCTAGCGCGAGACCTCACGTCGATGGCAACCGAATACATGGCCCCAGAGATGCTGGCCACAGCGCCTGTTTTTGACGCGGGTGCGCGTGCTGCTGGATCCGGCTTGATGGATGCGGCAGCTTCAGCTTTTCGTGGCGGTCGCGGGCCATCGAGCATTGGTCAAACAGCTGCTTCACTTAATGATGGATTGGCATATCGAGTTCTGGAAAGTCTGTCGGCCCCTAACGGATACGTCGGCCCAACCGGTAAGCCATCGACATTCTCGCTACCAGACGGTGGCCGCTATGAAGCTCGTCCTATATCTAACATCGAGCAGGCCGCAATTGACTACATGGATCGCAGGGGGATGAACTCTGCGCCAATAACTGAGTATCCGGCATTCAGCGAAGATCGGGCGCGGCTTATTGCTGGGGCTTACGATCAGATGCGTCATGATCCGAATGACCCTGTTGTGCGTCGTGCATTCGACGCGATGATACAGGAGACAATGGATCAGTATAATGCCTTGAAAAACTCTGGCATTGACTTCCGTTTCCTCCGTGAGGGCATGGATGATCCATATGCGGCATCCCCAGCTCTTGGCTACAAGGATCTGGTTGAGAATGGCCGTTTATGGGTATTCCCAACTGACTTTGGCTTCGGGTCTGGGACATTCGACCCGCGCGAAAACCCTCTTCTAACGCGCGTCGGCACGATCGGTGATAAGACCGATGCAGTGGCAAATGACGCATTCAGGGCAGTTCACGACGCATACGGTCACTTTGGATCTGGCAACCCGTTCTTCCGCCACGGCGGCGAGGAGCGTGCATGGCAGGAACATGCTCGCATGTATTCGCCTGAGGCATTGCCGGCGATGACGTCTGAAACCAGAGGTCAGAATAGCTGGCTAAACTTTGGACCTTATGGCACAAGTAACAGAACCGCACTTGGCGCTGACACTCGGTTTGCTGATCAGAAGACGGGGCTAATGCCTGAGTGGACGTATGACGTTAATGGAATGCCAACGGGCAGTGAGCTGCGTGGGCTTTTAGATTATACTGCAGGATGGAAATAATGATTGCTGGTGGATTAGGGCATCGACCGATTGGTCAACTCCCCGAAGAAGAGGACGAGAAGGGTAACGCGAAATGAGCATTGCATCCTATGATGACCTAGTCGCGCAAGTCGCCAGCTTCCTGAACCGCGCCTCGATCACGACTGAGGTGCCAACATTCATTCGTCTGGCCGAGGCTCAGATGAACCGCGAAGTGAAGCACTGGAAGGGCGAGAAACGCAGTGAGGGGTCGATCGACACCCGCTACTCGACGTTGCCAGCTGACTGGCGCAGCCCAATCCGGCTGTCGGTCGTGTTGGCACAAGGCCCACGCGAGATCGAGCCGATCAGCCAGCGCGAAATGCTGGATCTGCGAACCTCGACCAACGACCTCGTTGGCGTGCCGCAGTATTACGCGATCTCGGCCGGCGCGCTCGAACTGTATCCGACCCCCTCGGAGGCGTTCAGCGTGCAGATGATCTACCGCGCAGACATTCCTGCACTCTCTGCCAGCAACCAGTCAAACTGGCTGTTGGAGGAGGCGCCAGACGCCTACCTCTATGGAACCCTGATGCAGACCGCCCCTTGGCTGCGTGAGGACGAGCGGATTGCCATGTGGGGCAGTCTATATGCACAGGCCATACAATCTGTTAATAGTGATGCAGAGATGGCTAAACACGGCGGCACTGGGCTGCGCATGAAAATTCGGAGTTACTGATGTCCCTGTCCGACACTTTTGAAACCACCACACTGAAATGGCTGCTGACGGCTGACGCTGTTACCCGCCCGACCGCTTGGTATATCGGCCTGTTTACCGCAGCCCCGTCTGACGCAGGCGGCGGCACTGAGGTGTCAGGCGGATCGTATGCCCGCAAGTCCGTTGCATTCACTGTGAGCGGCAACTTGGCAACCAACTCGGCTGCGGTTGAATTTGACGTTGCGACGGCCGACTGGGGGATTATCACCAGCGTTGCGGTGTTTGACGCGGTAAGCGGCGGCAACATGATTGCCTACGCAACGCTGACTGCATCTAAGACGATTGCAAACGGTGACGTTCTTCGCATCCCGCTGAATGACCTCGACATCACGATGGACTGATAGATGACCACAATCGTCACACGCGCAGGCAAAGGTTCGCCATTAACCCATAACGAGGTTGATGCGAACTTTAACAACCTCAACTCTGATAAGGTTGAGGTTTCCGCACTTGGCACTGCGGCCTACGCTGCTGACACTGACTTTGCGGCTGCGAGCCACACGCACACACTGTCCGACATTACGGATGCAGGCACGGCGGCAGCGGCGAACACGACTGACTTTGACGCGGCTGGCACTGCGCTTGCCTTAGCTATAGCATTGGGCTGACATCATGAACGTCTTTAAGAACTACACATCCAGCGCAGTAGGCACCTCTGCTACAACTGTATATACGGTTCCTGCATCTACGGTAGCTGTCGTTATCGGCATGAACCTGTCAAACGTAACTGCTAGTCAGATCACAGTCGATGTGCAGGTTGGCGGCGTGTATCTGGTTAAGGGCGCACCAATTCCCGCTGGGTCTGGCCTGTCCGTGCTTGATGGCAAGATCATCTTGGAAGCTGCCGACACTGTGGTTGTCACGGCGTCTGCTGCGTCTGCTGCGGATGTAATCCTGTCAGTTCTGGAGCAATCGTAATGGCTGGCTATATCGGTAAATCACAAGGTGTAACCCAAGTTGACGGGTATAACCGCACCGAGGCTGATGACCGCTATGTGAATGATCCTGATGCGGTAATCACTGTTAGTGGTGGTAATGTCGGTTTTGGGACGAATTTTCCTAGTGCGAAGTTGGAAGTCAACGGAGACGTAAAGTCTAATAAGTTTGCCTTTTACAACGAAGGTGCTGGTGCAAACTTTAACTACACTGGTTATGCACGCTTTGCAAATGGTGCCACTGAGAGTATGCGCATCGACAGCGCTGGTCGTGTCACCATGCCGTATCAGCCTTATTTTAGGGCAAGGGTTGATGGTCAAGTCAACATCTCAACTATTGGTGAGGTGCTCCCGTTTGGTGTAATTGATACAAACATTGGTGGAAACTACAACGCATCTACATATCGATTTACAGCACCTGTGAGTGGAAGATACGTCTTCCACTTGATGATCTTTGCCCCACCAAACAGCCTTGTAAGGCAATACTTTAGGCTTAACTCAACAATTCTTCAGTCGCTTGAGTGGTATAACGATACTGTGAACTACGTAAACCGTGTGGACACAATGACGCTTTACCTCTCCGCTAATGATTATGTTGATACAGTCCATTGGCAAGGCACAACCCATATCAATGGTGCTTGGCCTAATCCAAACTCAAACTTCAGCGGCTACCTCATCGGCTAACTAGGAGAAACACCATGCAAATCACTATCGACCTCACCGACACGCAATACGCTGGCCTCTCCTACGCTGCACTCAGCCCTGAAGAGTGGGCCATCAACGCAGTCACAGAACGGGCAAGAATTGCTAACGACGAAATCGTGCAGCTTACCGTGCAGCACTGCCTCGACAATGGCATTCAAGTGCCAGCCACCCGTGAGGCTATCGTTCAGTATGCCTTCGACAATGCCATCGTTAAAACCGCAGCCCAGCGCAATGCAGAGGCACAGGCGGCAGCGGAGGCTATGAATGTCTAAGGCACGTTCGTTAGCAGCACTCGGCAACGCATACGATGATGGGGCTTTGAGTAACAGGAACCTCCTGATAAACAATGACTTCCGTATCTGGCAGCGAGGCACCATATTCTACGGGGGTGCAGGCAACTGGTCCTACACTGCTGATCGATGGCAAGCAGGATACACTGCAACTACCGAAAAGATCACAGGCGGTCTGAAGATGACCATTGGTTCCAACACGGTAGGCAACCAGTTGTTTCAGATTGTCGAGAACATCGACGATGCCTTCCAACGTAACTTCGACACATACACAGCCACGGTAAAGTTTAAGGCTCCCGTGGGTGTTACGGTCGCACTCTACGTCAAAAATTGGGGCAATGGCTGGGCAGAACTGTTCTCAGGCTCCGTTGCAGCAACTGGCAATGAACAGACGCTTACAGTATCTGGACCCTCTTCAGATCTTGTCTCTGGTGGGAACCCCTATTTCAACTTGCTGTTCAACGGAGCAACCACAGGTCAGGTTATTGAGGTATACGACACTCAGTTGGAGGGAGGCGACACAGCCACCCCGTTCGAGCATCGCAGCTATGGGCAGGAACTGGCGTTGTGTCAGCGGTATTATCAATACATTGATAGCGTCTCTGTCGGCGGTAGTGGGTCAAACTTAATGTTCCACAGATATGCCGATGCGCAAAACATGTACGCCGTAGCCTACAAGTATTTTACACCAATGAGAACTGCACCGAGCATTACATTTGAAAGCGGTATTCGTGTGCATTTGCCATCATACTCTGTAGAGAATGGCACGTTTGGTGCATCACAGGTTTCCAGCCAAGCCGCATGGATTTATGTAACTCCTACAAATAACAACTCTGCCGTTAAGGTTGCTTTGATAGACGGTGACGGTGTGGTTTCTAAAAAAGTTTTCTTTGATGCGGAGTTATAACAGATGACCGAAATGCAAATCACCTCCGCTCAATACGTGGCTGACCCAATGACAGGCACCAACTCTTCCATCCGTGCCACCATCGACGGGCAGGAACTCTTCGTCCCATTAGACCCTAACAACCGCCACTACGCAGCCATTCTCAAAGCTGTTGAGGCTGGCACACTCACGATACAGGAGGCCACAGCATGAGCGGTTACATCGGCACACAGCCTCTGCCCCAAGCCACACAGACCCGTGACGTATTCACTGCGACATCTGGCCAGACTTCCTTTGCTACGAGTGGTTATACGCCAAACTTCCTAGATTGTTGGCTAAACGGCGTTAAGCTAGTCAACGGCGATGACTTCACTGCAACCAATGGCTCAGACGTAGTTCTGACCAGTGGTGCGGCTACGGGGGACACCGTTGAGGTTCTGTCGTATTCTACCTTTGAGGTAAACTCGCAGACGTTCACTGGCACGACTACTCTTACTGGCGATCTACAGGCCACCACTGCGACATTCTCTGGTGCTGTAACAGGCACATCGGCAACCCTCTCTGGCGGTGTCTACCTCGGCGGCACTGGGGCGGCGAACCTGCTTGATGACTATGAGGAGGGTGAGTGGTCGCCTAACCTAATTCTTTCTGGTTATGGAACAATAGGTGTCAATTCTGGATATGGCGGTCGGTATACAAGGATAGGCAAAACTGTTTTCTTTAACTTGTATGGTCGTTGGAACACTTTATCTCGCACTGGGGTGCAAGAAACAAGAGTTAGTCTTCCGTTTGCTTGTAAAGCGGCGAATGGTGGAAATCAGACATATGCAGGTATTACTGTTAGTTACCTGTCGGCTTTTGTACAGAATCAATCGACATACATTGTTGGTGGGTATGTTGAGGACGGTCAGCCGCACCTGAGACTTCACATATTCCAAGGAAACAGTGAATTACCAATAACTGACACTTATTTATCGGCCTCGTCGTCTGCTGGAATAATGATTAGCGGTCAATACGATATAGAGTAAACTTATCAGGATTGGATCATCCTGACGGACAATAAAGGAGCCTCACATGGCACTTACCGAACGCACAACTGAAGACAAAATCGAAATCGTAGGCGAGTTCAAGCACATCCAAGTGCGGACAGCCACGATCATCGAACGTGATGGCGTAGAGATTAGCCGTAGCTTCTCTCGCCACGTAATCGCACCGACAGACGATGTGTCTGCTGAGAGTGCAGAGGTGCAAGCTATTGCCGCTGCGGTTCACACTGCGGACGTTAAGGCTGCATATGAAGCACACCTTGCAACGCAAACGGTGTAACACATGGTGCAGCCATACTACGTCGAACCTGAATACTGGATCGAGGGCTACGCCATTGGCGACGCCACGTCTGCGGCTGCATCTGCCAACATTCTGACCACTACGTCAGCGGCGGCAACCCGCATCCAGCTTGTCGCGGCGGCGGTTGCCACGGCTGCCAGCACATCGTCGGCGGCGACACGAGTGCGGCTCGGTGCGGCTAACATTGCCAGCACCGTGACAACATCGGCGGCGGCGCAGAAGCTGCTGCTTGCCGCGTCCAGCGTGTCTGTGACGACGGCTGCAACGGCGGCGGCGACAAGGGTTCTACTTGCCAACGCAGCGGCATCCGTCACGACGACCGTGGCTGCCGCAGCTACACGGGTGCGGACAACTGCATCAACGATTGCCGCCGTTCTTGGCTTTACGGCTAACGCCCGCGAAAAGTGGGAAGGCGACACGGCGACGAGCGAGACATGGACTGTGCAGGCGGCAACGACTGAAGGCTGGACGCAGCAGGCAGCAACGTCTGAGGCATGGTCAGATCAGTCCTTATCTGATAGTATATGGGTTGAACAGCAGCCCACCGATGAGACTTGGAGCGAATAAATGGCTACGACAACGAATTACGGCTTCGGAAAGCCTGTAGTGGGCGCGAACGAGGACACTTGGGGTGACATCCTGAATCTGAATTGGGACAGCGTTGACACTGTCCTGAATGACTTGCAGGTTGATGTGGATACCAAGGCTTCTCTGTCTAGCACAACTCAAGCATTCTCGGCGCTATCCGTTACAATGGGCGGTTGGACCATCACCGAGAGCGCTGGCAATTTGGTGTTCTCGTCTGGCGGAACTGCACGCATGAAGCTGGACGGCGCTGGCAACCTAACTGTAACTGGAAACGTAACTGCTAATGGGACTGTATAATGACACTGCCGTCCTCGGGTTCCATTTCCCTAAACGACATCCAATCTGAGTTTGGTGGGTCCGCTCCGACTGGCCTAACTGAGTATTACGGCGTGGCCTCTGGCGTCCCAACGAGCGGCGCGATTAGCGTATACGACTTTTACGGCAAGGCTGCCCCAGTCGCATCATCAACAATTTCATTCAGCACTCAGAACGCACTGGCCTCAAACTACATTTCGGACGGTCAGACGCTCATCATCAACTCTGGTGTGTATCTGTGGTCTGATGACGTTAATCAGGCTGGACTTACGGTCAACGTAAACAACTGCACCATTGTGAACTACGGCTACGTAATTGGCCGTGGCGGTAACGGTGGTGCGGCTGGACAGGTTGGGCAAGCTGGTGGGCCTGCACTAACGATTACTGGTTCAAACGTAACTGTCATCAACATGACTGGAAGCTTCATTGCTGGCGGTGGTGGCGGTGGTGGTGGCGGTGTCGGCGCTGGAAGCGGAACTGGCGGCGGCGGCGGCGCTGGTGGTGGTTATGGCGGCGCAGGTGGTAGCGGATATGCTGGCGGTTCAGGCGGTGCCATCGGGCAAGTCGGCGGAAAAGGTATCTACGACAATGGAACCGCACGCGGTCCGTCTGGCGGCGGCTCTGGCGGTGGCGGTGGTGAATACGAATACGGCGCACGCATTGGCGGCTCTGGTGCTGGTGGTGGTCGCATTCTTGCTGGCACAGGTGGCGCTGGAGGCTCTGGCAACCCATCTTGGAATGGCGTCAACACTGCCTACACATCTGGCGGCACGGGCGGATCAGCCAACGCGGCTGGCAATAACGCTCGCGATGGCGGCGGTGGCGGTGGCGGCGGCGGTTGGGGCGCTGCGGGTGGTCTTGGCGGCTCCGCTGGCGACACTTCGTCGCTTGGGTCTGGTATTGCAGGCGGTGCAGGTGGTAAGGCAATCAATGCTGGCATCACCTACTACATCAGCAACAGCGGCACAATTTATGGCGACCAATCGTCGGCATATCAGGGCAACATTGTAACCATTACGAGCAACGCGCAGCAAATCAACGCATCCAGCTATGTGTCGTCTGGCGACAAGCTGGTGATTGCGGCTGGCGTTTACGTTTGGTCTGACAATACTTCGGTGCCAGCGCTGAACATCAACGTGAACAATATCGTAGTCGAGAACAACGGCTACATCATTGGTCGCGGCGGTGACGGCGCAACGTCTGGCAATGGTCAGGCTGGCGGCAGCGCAATCGTCAACGGTGCCAGCGGGATTTACGTTCGAAACAACTCAGGCGCATACATCGCAGGTGGCGGTGGCGGCGGTGCGGGTGAAGGCAGCGGCAATGGCTACGGTGGTGGCGGTGGTGGTGCAGGCGGTGGACGCGGCGCAAACTCGCAGTATGGCACAGGCGGTGCTGGTGGCGCAGTAGGTCAGGCAGGTGCCCGCGGCACAGGCGGCACAGGTGGCGGCTACGGCGGCGGTGCTGGCGGCGGCGGCTCATCTTCTGCTGACTATAGTTCGTATCATGTCCCCGGCGGCGGTGGTGGCGGTGGCCGTATTTTGAACGGCTCTGGCGGCGCAGGTTGGGGTTATGGCGGCAACGGCGGGTCCCTTGGCAATGTCGGTGGCAACGAAGGCGGTAATTCCGATTGGCGTGGTGGTGGCGGTGGCGGCGGCTGGGGTGCCAAAGGCGGTAACACGTCGTTTGGACAGCAGGGTGGCGCTGGCGGCGCGGCTATTGCGGGCAATCCAGTATCGCTCACCAATAACGGCACAATTTACGGGGCAGTGGCATGACGCTTATTCCGATCAAACTCCCCGCAGGGTTTCACGCCAACGGCACTGAACTTGAGAGTGCGGGCCGCTGGCGTGACGGAAACTTGGTCCGTTGGGATGGTGGCAGCATTCGCCCCATGCGTGGATCGCGTCTGCGTAAGTCGTCATCGCTTACTGCGCCTCGCGGTGCGCTGGCGTGGCAGGACAATTCTGAAAGCCGCTGGATCGCCGCTGGCGATGCAAACCAACTTGTTGTCATCACGTCAGGCGGCGTTGAATACGACATCAGCCCAGCCGACTTGACGGCTGGCATTACAGACGCCGCAATCAACACTGGCTTTGGTGGCGGCTTCTACGGCTCCGGCACATACGGCGGCCCGCGTGTTGACGCAGGTAATTACTCCGAGAGCACTACATGGTCGATGGATACTTTTGGTCAATTTTTGATTGCCTGCTCTACCGCTGACGGACGCCTGCTCGAGTGGCAGCTAAACACAGCCAACGACGCAGCTCCGATTGCCAACGCACCGACTGACTGCTCTGGCGTATTCTCAACAGAGGAACGCTTTGTGTTTGCACTTGGTGCCGGCGGAGACCCACGCACGATTGCGTGGTGTGATCAGGAGGATAACACCGACTGGACGCCATCCAGCATCAACCAAGCTGGCAGTCAAATCCTGCAGACCGCAGGCCAGATCATGTGTGGCCTACGCTCACAGGGTCAATCTATCATCCTGACTGACGTTGACGCATTCCGCTGCACATACGTCGGCCCGCCGTTCGTTCACTCGTTTGAGCGTGTCGGCACGGCCTGTGGCGTCATCTCGCGCAAGGCGGCATCAACAACCGATGGCGGCGTGTTCTGGATGGGTCAGCAGGGCTTCTACCAGTTTAACGGCTCCAGCGTGTCTACAATCCCGTGTGACGTGCTTGACCGCGTGTTCACCGACATCAACCCCGCACAGGTCAGCAAAGTCTGGTCTATGTCGCAGGGTCAGCACAACGAGGTTTGGTGGTTCTATCCGTCGGCAGCCTCGATCGAAGTGGACAGCTATGTAGCCTACAACTACGCACTCGGGATTTGGCTGGTCGGTAAACTTCCACGCACCTGCGGCATTGACCGCGGCGTGTTCAAGTATCCGCTGATGTTTGACGACACTGGAGACTTGATTGACCATGAGGTTGGCTTTGCTCGCTACAACACGCCAGTCGATCCGTTTGTTGAAAGTGGGCCTGTGCAGATCGGCGGCGACCGCGTCATGCACCTGACGAGCATGATCCCAGATGAGCGCAATCAGGGTGACGTGACTGTCACCATGACAACCAACCTCTACCCGAACGGCACGGCGCAGACATTCGGACCATACACGATGGCCAACCCCGTTGACCTTCGCGTCTCTGGTCGTGACATCAAGTTCCGCATCAATGCCAGCGTGACGGATGACTGGCGCGTTGGCGTCATGCGAGTTGATGGTGTGGAGGGTGGTCGCCGATGACAACGCCCGTCCTGCCACCAGTCGGCCCACAGTGGAACATCTGGGCGCGTCAGG